GCTGGAGACCGCGGCCCTGACAAACGATTTTTTTCGCATAAATGGAGTGATTTTTTCAAGACTTTTCGCTCGAAGAAGGAAACGTTTTATTGAAAGGAAAAGATCGCACCAACATTTCATCATGAAAAATGAGCGAAAAAGATGGCTTGAATCAAGAAAACGTCAGAAAAACATAAAAGGGGGATGTAACCGCGTGAAGCATGATACGCATACAGGACAGCAGCCCATACCGCAAACGAAGATGGATATCCGATCCATGCCCATCGCGCAACTCAAACCGGCCATGTACAATCCGCGCAAAGACCTCAAGCCCGGCGATCCGGCGTATGAGAAGATCAAGCGCAGCCTCAAGGAATTCGGGTATGTGGATCCAGTAATTTGGAATGAGGTGACGGGGAACATCGTGGGCGGGCATCAGCGGTATAAAGTGCTGGTCGCGGAGGGCGCGACGGAGATCGACTGCGTGGTCGTACACATCGAGAACACGCAGGATGAAAAGGCGCTCAATATCGCGCTGAACAAGGCGGTCGGTGAATGGGAGCCGATTGCGCTGGCTGACCTGCTCTCCGAGCTTCAGATGAGCGGCTACGATTTGGGCGCGACGGGTTTTGACGCCGCTGAAATCGACGACCTGTTTTCGAAAGTTCACGATAAGGACATCAAGGACGACGAATGCGACATAAATCCTGATGAAGTCAAACCGTTCGTACATCCCGGCGATGTGTGGACGCTGGGTCGGCATCGGATGGTCTGCGGGGACGCGACCAGCGAGGCGGATATGGTTTTACTCATGGGCAGCCTGAAGGTCAACCTCGTCGTGACCGACCCGCCGTATGGGGTGTCGTATGAAAGCGCGGATGGAAAGACCATCCAGAACGATAATCTGTCGGGAGAAAAGTATTACGAGTTTCTTTTGTCCGCGTTTCGCAACATGACGGCGCATCTGGCGGAGGGTGGTTCGGCGTATGTATTCCACGCGGACACGGAGGGACTGAATGTACGCCGGGCGTTCAAGGAAGCGGGCTTCCATATCAGCGGCGTATGCGTCTGGGCGAAGAACTCGCTGGTGCTGGGCCGCTCGCCATATCAGTGGCAGCATGAGCCTGTTCTTTTTGGCTGGCTCCCCAACGGGAAGCATCGCTGGTTCGCTGACCGGAAGCAGTCCACCATCTGGAACTTCGATAAACCCAAGCGCAACGCGGAGCATCCCACAATGAAGCCGGTGCCGCTTCTGGCGTATCCGATTAAGAACAGTTCCGCGCCCAACGGTGTGGTACTCGATCCATTCGGGGGTTCGGGCAGCACGCTCATCGCGTGCGAGCAGACGGATCGGATTTGCTGGATGCTGGAGCTTGATCCGAAGTACGCCAGTGTGATATGCCTTCGGTACGCGCAAAACTACGGTGAATCTGAGATCATCTGTGAGAGGGATGGACAACAAATCCCATACGCTGACGTGATGAAGGAAGCGGCGCTGCCGGAGGGCGCTTCATAAGAGAGAGGAAAGAGCACTGCAAATGATCAGCCTCCTCATGAGGAACGGGAGGTGAGGCGGAATGGCGAAGCGGGGCAGGAAACCCAAGCCCACGGCGCTAAAAAAGCTGGAGGGGAACCCGGGCAAGCGACGGCTGAATGAGTATGAACCCATGCCGCCCATCTCAACGCTCAGATGCCCGAACTACCTGTTGCCGGAGGCGAGGAAGGAATGGCGCAGGCTCGCGCCCGCGCTGATTGCGATGGGCGTTCTGACGGTCGCGGACGCGGTGCCGTTCGCGGCGTATTGCACCGCGTATGCCCGCTGGCGGGAGGCGGAGGATTTTATCACTCAGCACGGCGCGATCTACAAGGATCCGAGAGGGTTCGCCCGGCCCAACCCCTATGTGGCAATCGCGGCGCAGCAACTGCGGGAAATCAAATCGCTCGCGGCGGAGTTCGGCCTGACCCCCGCTAATCGCACCGCTATCATGGCCAACGCGCTGAACATTACCCGACATGCGATGGATCCGTTGGAGCGGATACTCATATCCGATCTGGACGAATCCGTCGTGGTGGAGGGAGGTAGCAACTTCTATGACGACACAAGTGAGGAGAATGGCGTTGAAACATCGTGACCACAGTGAATGGAGTGGGGACATTCAGGCAATGTATGATCAGGGGGTAGACGTGTTGCGCGTCTTTGACCGGGACACACCCGGAAATCGCGCATCGCTCGCCAAAGCGTGCGAGAATGTTGTGCGTATGGAGGAATTGGAGCGTCAACTTACGGAACAACAGGCGCTTGTCAGTGATGCAAAAAGATATACCGGCAAGACATATCAGGATGTACAGAGATTATCGAAAGAACTGTACAAACATCACCAGATCTTTCGACGTGATGCGTATGAATATGGCTGGTCACCTCGCGCCCGCGCTCTGCTTATTGAGAAATATCGACGCATGAAGAGTTCGGAGCAGGATAACATTCCGGAGGATGATCCGTTGGAGAGGTTTTTGCGCACGTATTCAATGATGCCTTTGGCGCAACCCAACCCATCCGAACCAGACCCATTGGAGTTGATGTTGAATCATGAATGGTAGGACACAAGCGCATATCCACGATAAAAAACGGAAATATGACCCCACACGTTTTATGTTGCCCACCTCCCGTTACGACAAACGCCGCGCCGACCGCGCCGTGGGATTTATACAGAGTCTCAAGCATACCAAGAGCATTTGGTCGGGAAAACCGTTCATCCTGTTTCCGTGGCAGGAGCAGATCATCCGCGACCTGTTCGGGACGATCAAGGCGAACGGATACCGCCAGTTCAATACCGCATTCATCGAGATTTGCAAGAAGGCCGGCAAATCAGAGTTGGCCGCGGCCGTCGCGCTGTATATGCTTTGCGCGGATCAGGAGGAGGGCGCGGAAGTGTACAGCTGCGCCAACGACCGTCAGCAGGCCGGAATCGTCTATGGCGTGGCGCGTGATATCGTTTTGCAGTCGCCTGTTTTACTGGAGCGCATCAAGATCATTGAGTCACAAAAACGCCTGGTGTATATGCCGACGCGCAGCATATACCAGGCGCTATCCAGCGATGTGGCGTCAAAGTATGGATATAACGTCCATGCGTGTATCTTCGATGAACTGCTTGGGCAACCGAACCGCAGACTATACGACGTGATGACCAAAGGCTCGGGCGCGGCGCGAAAACAGCCGCTGAACTTTGTGATTACGACCGCCGGCTCCGATCGCGCCAGTATCTGCTACGAGGTTCACGCCAAGGCGATGGATCTGCTGGAGGGGCGCAAGAGCGACCCGACCTTCTACCCGGTGGTGTACTGCGCGCCGGAAACGGCGGACTGGACAGATCCGGAGGTTTGGAAGAAAGCCAATCCATCGCTGGGGCGCACGGTGGATATGGAATACTATCTGGCGCGGTGCCAAAGCGCGAAGGAAAACCCCGCCGAGGAGATGCAGTTTCGACAATTTCATTTGTGTCAATGGACGAACACATCGGTGCGCTGGATGCCCATGGACAAATGGGACGAATGCGGCGGCGTAGTGGACGTGACGGAGCTTGAGGGCCGCGCGTGTTACGCTGGTCTTGACCTCTCCTCCACGACCGACCTGACCGCGCTGGTGTTGGTGTTCCCACCCGAAGCGGAGGATGAACCATATGCCGTATACCCCTTCTTCTGGCTCCCAGATGAGACGCTCTCCTTACGCATGCGACGTGATCATGTGATGTACGACGTGTGGGAGAAGCAGGGGTTTATCCAGACCACCGAGGGGAATGTCGTGCATTACGGGTTCATCGAGCAGTTCATCGTTCAGTTGGGCGAACGATATAACATCCGCGAAATCGCCTACGATCGCTGGAACGCGACGATGATGGTACAGGCACTGGAGGACGACGGGTTTACGATGGTGCCGTTCGGTCAGGGGTTCAAGGACATGTCCCCGCCGACGAAGGAATTGATGCGGATCGTGCTGGAACGCAAGCTGAACCACGGCGGTCACCCGGTGCTAAGGTGGAATATGGATAATGTGTTCGTTCGGACGGACCCTGCGGGGAACCTGAAGATCGACAAGGAGAAATCGACGGAAAAGGTGGACGGCGCGGTCGCGCTGGTCATGGCGCTGGATCGGGCGCTGAAGAATCTGAATACCGGGTCTGTATATGACAGCAGGGGCATCCTTTTTTTGGATTCGTGGTAGTACGTAAAAGATGGAGGAAACCGCAGTGCCGAAGAAGCCTCCGCGTCCTTGTCGCCACCCCGGGTGCCCGAATCTATCAGATGATGTGTACTGTGAATCGCATCGTGGACAATCCGTCCGTGAGAGCGCCGCCGCGCGTGGCTATGGGCGTAGATGGCAGGTTCTGCGGACACGGTTCTTACGAAAACATCCGCTATGTGCAGAGTGCTGCCGGGATAATCGGCTCACGCCCGCGACGATCGTCGACCACATCATCCCCCATCGCGGGGACGACGCGCTGTTCTGGGATGAATCCAATATGCAGCCATTGTGCAAGCGATGCCATGACAAAAAGACCGGCGCGGGCCTGTAACCATATGGAGGGAAAAGCGTATGAATTTACTCGGCCTGTTTCGGTCGCGTGACAAACCCAAGAACACGGTGAGCGACGCGCCGGTGGTCTACTTCGGGATGAGCGGCGCGGGGAAGCCCGTGACCGTCCGCTCGGCGATACAAGTGCCCATCGTGTACGCGTGTGTGCGGGTGATCGCGGAGACGGTGGCGAGTTTGCCACTGCATGTGTACGAAACCACAGAGACGGGAAGTGACAGGGTGCGAGATCATCCGATGTACCGGCTGCTGCACGACGAGCCAAACCCGGAGATGACGTCGTTTGTGTTGCGCGAGGTCATGCTATCGCACTTACTGCTGTGGGGAAACAGCTACTCCCAGATCATCCGCAGCGGGCGCAATCAGATCGTGGGGCTGTACCCCCTGCTCCCGGAGCGCATGGACGTGGACCGTGACAAGGCGGGGCGTTTGACCTATGCGTATGTGGGCGCCGAGGGGCGCGCCGTCAGGCTCGCGCCGGAGGACGTGTTGCACATCCCCGGCCTCGGATTCGACGGCGTGATGGGCTACAGCCCCATCGCGCTGGAACGGAACGCCATCGGCTTGGGGATCGCGGCGGAGGAGTACGGGAGCAAGTTCTTCGCCAATGGCGCGACGCCCTCCGGCGTGCTGACGCATCCCAACTCCGTGAAAAATCCAAAGCTGCTCCGTGAAAGCTGGAACGCCTCTTACGGTGGCTCCGCGAACGCCAACCGCGTGGGGATTTTAGAGGAGGGCATGAAGTTTGAACGCATCTCCATGCCGAACAACGAGGCGCAATTTCTCGAAACCCGGAAGTTTCAGGTATCGGAGATATGCCGCATCTTCAGAGTGCCGCCGCATCTGGTGGGTGACCTGGAACACGCTACTTTTAGCAATATCGAGAATCAATCGATTTCATTTGGTGTCCACACGATCCGCCCATGGCTGGTGCGAATCGAGCAATCCATGAACCGCGCGCTTTTCTCAGAAAAGGAGAAGGGCCATTTTTACGCGCGGTTCAACATGGACGGGCTATTGCGCGGCGCGTACAAGGAGCGGATGGAAGGGTACGCCATCGGCGTGCAAAACGGTTGGATGAGCAGCAACGATGTGCGGGAACTGGAGAGCATGAACCCCATTCCCGCCGAATGCGGAGGGTTTGATTACCGCGTGAACGGCAACATGACCAAATTATCCGAAGTGGGCGCCGCGTACCGGAAGAACGAGAAAAAAGATGGGGACAGCATATGAGAAAGCAGATGATGTTACCATGCGTCTGTTTCGTGCTTTTGGGAGTCGCGTGGGCCATGGAAATGGAAGGTGAAAAATCATGAGGGAACTACACATTAACGGCTATATCGACGACGAGGTTTGGTTCGGTGACGAAATAACGCCGGAGACGCTGCACATGACGTTGTACGGGGAGAAAAATGAGTACGCTGACGACGTCCATATTCGTCTGAACAGCTATGGCGGCCTGTGTAATGCGGCGGTCAGGATGCACGACGACATCCGCGCGTACCCCGGCAAAGTCACGGTCACGGTGTCGGGCACGGCGGCGTCCGCGGGCACGGTGCTCGCGATGGCGGCTGACCGTTTAGAGATGACGCCCGGGTCCCTTTGGATGATCCACGATCCCAGCACGTTTGCGTGGGGAAACGAGCGCGACCTGAACGAAGCGGTGAACCTGCTCAAAGCGTGTAAAGAAAGCATCCTGAACGTATACGGCTGGCGGTGTCCCCGGTTGCGGGAGGATATCGCCGCCATGATGACCAATTCAACCTGGATGGACGCGAATCAGGCGCTGGAGGACGGGTTCATTGACGGCATCGCCATGACCGGTGTCTCCGCTGAGCCGACGAACGGGACGGGTTTCCGAACCGTGGATCGCAAGGAAGCTGAAGCGAAGGTACAGGCATGGATCGACAGACGTAGACACCGGCAATCATCTGCGCCGCCGGAAGAAAAACCACCGACTCAGCCGGAATCAAACCCGCCGCCCCCGCCGGAGATCCCCGGCACCCCCATCGCCCAGCTTCATCACCGGCTGGGCTTAATTATGCCCACAGGCAGAAAATGAGAGAATGAAGAGGAGAATGATCATGAGCAAGATATCGGAAATGCGTGAGAAGCGCGGACAGGTATGGGACAAGGCGAAGGCTTTTCTGGACGAACGCCGCGATGAGAACGGCATGTTGTCCGGCGAGGACACCGCCACATTCGAGGCAATGGAGCGCGAGGTCGTGGATCTGGGCCGCGCCATCGAGCGCGAGGAACGCGCGGCGGCGATGGATCAGGAACTGAACGCGCCTATCAACGCGCCGCTTACGTCCCGCCCGGAGACGAGTTCAGCGGGCAAGACAGGCCGCGCGAGCGACGAGTACAAGCAAGCGTTCTGGAATATGCTCCGCAACCGGGGGTCGCTGCCCATCGTGCAGAATGCGCTGTCCATAGGGGTCGATGCCGAGGGCGGCTATCTATGCCCTGACGAATATGAACGAAAACTGATCCAGGCGTTGGAGGAGGAAAATGTGCTGCGCTCCCTCTGCACGATCATCCGCACGAGCTCCGGCGATCGGAAAATCCCCGTCGTCGTGGCGCACAGCGAAGCCAGTTGGGTCGAGGAGGAGGGCGCGATCCCCGAATCGGACGAGGTGTTCGGACAGATATCCATCGGCGCACACAAGGTGGCGACGATGATAAAAGTTTCAGACGAATTGTTGCAGGATTCGGTGTTCGACATCGAGCAGTACATCGCCGCGGAGTATGCGCGGCGCATCGGTGCGAAGGAGGAGGAAGCGTTCCTTACCGGCGACGGCACGGCGAAACCGGTGGGCATCCTGAGCGCGAGCGGCGGCGCGGGCGTGGGCGTGACTACGGCGGGCAACACGCCGAGCGCGGACGAACTCATCGACCTCGTGCATTCACTCAAGAGCGTGTACCGCAAACGGTCGGCGTTCCTGCTCAACGACGCGACGGTCAAGGCAGTAAGGAAGCTCAAGGACGGGAACGGACAGTACCTGTGGCAGCCGGGGCTCAAGGAAGGCCAGCCGGATATGCTGCTGAATCACCGGCTCACCACCTCGTCCTATATGCCGGAGATCGGCGTGGGCAGCAAGGCGATCCTGTTTGGCGACTATACGTATTATTGGATAGCGGACAGGCAGGGCCGCTCGTTCCAGCGTTTGAACGAACTGTACGCGGTGACAGGGCAGATAGGGTTCCGCGCCACGCAGCGCGTGGATGGGCGCGTGGTACTACCTGAGGCCATAAAATGCCTTAAAATCAAGGCTGCATAGAGAGGGAGGTTGACAATATGAATGGAACCGCGAGGAACTATCACGCCCACGGCGGATCCGAATGGGTCATCGGTGGCAAAATCACCTTCCTGCCTGGCGCGGTCGTCGAGGGCGCGGAGGGGCTGTTCGATCTGCCAACCGCCGAACTACTCGAATCCTCTGTCCTGCCTTGCATTCCCGCAAGCGAAGCAACCACGATCGCGCAGTTGCGGGAAAGTTTCAATCATCTACTCGCCGTCATGAAGGAAGCGGGTGTCATGGTGTCGGAGATTATCGGGACGCCGGTGGAGGATGCCGAGCCTGACGCGGAGGATACGGAACCAGTATCGGAACCGGATGAACAAGGCGACGATATATAGTCGGGCGGTGAGCGAATGATTGTTACCGTGCAGGAGGTAAAAACTCACCTTCGGATCCAATACGACGAAGAAGACACCTATTTGGAGAGCCTGATCAGACAGGCGCAGGCGACCGCCGAGGACTTCTGCCGCGTCGAGTTTGAGGATCAGGCACCGGAGCCCGTTCGGTTAGCTATTCTACTCATGGTCAGCCATTACTACGAAAATCGGGACAACCCGGACAAGCATGTGTATCTCACCATGCGAATGGCCTTTGAGAATCTGCTGTACCCGTATCGTGATGTGGAGTTGATGTTTTAATGCGCGGATATAGGAATTTCGAGGCGAGCCCGCATCCGGGCGACCTGAGGCATCTGGTCGAGATCGGGTACACGGAAAACGCGATCAACGAAAATGGATACCCGGATCCGATGGACACTGTTGTCTGTACGGTATGGGCGGCGGCCCAGGACGCGGGCAACCAAAACTTCCGCGCGGCGG